ATGAAAGGAATGAAACGTAGTTGGTTAGGTAGAATATATAGGGCTACGTTAATTGACACTCCGAGTTATGTAGTAGGTTTAATGATTAAACGTAACTGGCTTAAACCTGCAGACATATCTATATTAAATTAAAGGAATAAATTACAATGGGACTATATACAAAAGATTTTGATCTAAAACAAGAAGGCGGTCCAGTAGAAGCTGGCTTTGCAGAAAATCCAGAGATGGCAAGTCTAGGTATGGTCAACGAACCAGAAGCTATGCCACCACAAGAAGGTGGTAACGAATCTGTAGCTGATGATATTCCTCAAAATGCAAATGACGGTGACTATGTATTGCCCTATGAAACTGTACTTCTATACGGCATCAATCAACTAAATCGTTACGCAAAGGAAGCAATCAAACTAGCACAGAAAAACAATGTCGATCTGTCTGCTGCTAACATTGATCCTGAAGATGACGTTCCAATTAAGATCAGTAACTATGAGTATGTTATTCCCAAAGGTCTTGTTCCATTTTTTGGTGGAGGACAGAAGTATCTGGATAAAATTCGTGATGAAGGTCTAGCGTTTAGACAAGAATTACAAGAACGTGGTGAAGGTGACGCTGCCGCTCAACAAGAAGCTGCCGCTCCTGTCGGTCCTGAAATGGATGAAAGTTTTCTTGGCGCACCGCCACCTATGATGGACGCACCGCCTGAAATGATGCCGATGGATGAGACAGCTATGGCACCGCCAATGCCACCGCCACCACCCCCGCAAGCGGCTCCCATGGAAGCAATGCCGCCAATGATGCAGAAAGGTGGATTTGTGTTATCTAAAGATCAGGATGCAGAAATACTAGAACAAGATAAGCCTGAAAGCGCAGAGTCAAAGCGCGTACAAGCACAACAACCTGCAATGGTAACACCTGACGGAAAGAGAACACAACAAGGTCTGTCTGCACCTATGGGGTATGCTAACGGTGGTGATATCATGAGTGGTTTAGGTTTTGAAATGCAAGATGTTACTCCTGCAAATGTAGACTCATATCTGCAAAATGCAAAGGACGCAACCAACATGCTAACAGGTATGAAGAAGGCATTTGTAGAAAAACAACGTACTGACGAAAGACTAGCTTAATGTTTACCGACCAGTTTATTGACTTTGTTAAATATGTAGAGAACGGACCAAAGGTTGGTTGGGACGAAGAAAAACAACTTTGGTTTCCACACCGTTCACCAGAAGGGGGCAATGACACTATTGCCTATGGACATAAACTGTTAGATTCTGAAGTAGATATGGCAAACAACGGTTTAACCGATGACGAAGTAGAACAACTTCTCATTGAAGACCTGCACACAGCTGAGAGCGGTGCCAGAAATATTTTGCTGACTCACTTCAACGAAAACTTTGATGACCTGTCACAGAACGGTCAGGAGATGCTGATTGACTTTGCTTACAACCTTGGAAGCTACGGACTAAAGAGTTTTCCTAAGTTTGTAGGTGCAGTTTGCAGCGATAATTTGGAGGTAATGTGTGCTGAATACAAAAGGTATTACACTGATGGATTTGGCACAAAAAAAGAATTGAAACAACGTAATGAGGAATTTTACAAGTTGTTTCTAGCGTAGACGGCCACCTGCGATAGCGGCACCGTCATATAACACACCTACCGATGGCAACCTGCACACAGTGCAGCCCCAATAGAAGGAGAGGTAAAAAAATGGTTGACGAAAATATTAACGAGGAGAACGAAACAGAACTAGAGCCTACCCCGTATCAGAATGATTACAGGCGTAACTTAGAAGAACCACAGTTTAACGAAGAGGAAGATGCTGATAGCATTGACGACCCTGTAGAAGCTACTCGTCAAAAACTTGCTCAAACTGAAGGCTTGGCTTCTAAGCGAGGTGAAGAACAAACTCACGACTTCAAGAAACGTTATGATGATTTAAAACGTCATTATGATAATAAGTTGAACGAATGGAAACAAGAGAAAGAACTGCTTAATGCTAAACTTTCCGTAGAGGCAAAAAAACATGATATACAAGAGTTGCCCAAGACCGAAGAAGAGTTAAGCGAGTTTAAGGAAAAGTATCCTGATGTTTACGATGTTGTTGAAACTATTTCTTCACTACAAGCTAATGAACGTGTAAAAGACATTGAAGAGAGACTTCATGATTTGCGTATAAAAGAACAAGAAGCTATTGTTCAAACTGCAGCGCAACAACTCATGAATCTCCACCCTGACTTTGAAGTTCTCAAGGAAAGTGATGTGTTTTTAAGTTGGCTTGACGAACAACCTGCTAGTATTTCTGATGGCATCTATAAAAATAATACAGATGTTAAATGGGCCGCTAGAGTTATTGATTTGTTTAAGGCGGATAACGACATTAAGACGCCAAAACTTCGTAATAAATCAAAATCAACTAAAAGATCACAATCTAAAACATCACGAAATGACGCAGCGCAAGCTGTAACAAGGACTAACTCTAAAATGTCTTTGGAACAATTTCAGGATGATAAAAAGGTTTGGTCTGTTCAGGAAATATCACGACTCAAACCTTGGGAATATGAAAAAGTCGAAAAGGAAATCGACAGAGCAGTTCGTGAGGGAAGAGTTGTAGATTCCGTAGAGTAAGAAAACAGCAATCGTCTATGATATAAAGGAGATATTATCATGGCATTTACTACTGCTGCAGGGTACGGCAATCTACCGTCAGGTAATTTTGTACCCGTCATTTACTCCCAAAAAGTCCTCAAATTCTTTCGTCGTGCTTCGGTAGCGGAAGCTATTACCAATACCGACTACGCTGGAGAAATTGAGAACTTCGGGGATACTGTTAATATCATCAAAGAACCGACCATCACGGTCAATGCTTACCAACGTGGTAGCACCGTGAACACTGAAGCTCTGGCTGATGACCAGATTCAGTTGGTGGTTGACCAAGGCAACTACTTTGCCTTTAAGGTCGATGATATCGAAGAACGCCATAGTCACCTAAACTTTGAGGCTCTTGCCACATCGTCCGGTGCCTACACTCTGAAGAAAGCCTACGACTACAATGTTCTGAAGAATATTGCAGACAATGCGGCTACGCCTTCGGGTACTCTACAAACGCAAACAACTTCTGCTAACACCGGCGACGAGATTGCCGATCTGGTAGCACAAGCTGCAGCGGAACTAGACAAGAACGATGTACCAGAAGAAAATCGGTGGCTTGTAGCAGCACCCGGTTTCTACGAAGTACTTCGTGGCGCGTCTTCTAAAATTATGGACATGTCGGTTACTGGTGGCGCACAATCGCCGCTGCTAAACGGCAAAGTTACGAATCAACAGCTTCACGGCTTTGATCTGTATCAGTCCAATGCAATCGGTGTTGGTACTACTGGCTCCGCTGCAACGCACGTCTTCAACGACTCCGCAACCTCTGGACACACCTTGATTCTGTTTGGTCATATGTCTGCAGTTGTTACTGCTTCGCATATCGCTAAAACGGAAGTCATTCGTGACCCGAACAGCTTTGCCGACATTGTACGTGGTCTTCACGTATTCGGACGTAAAGTTATTCGTGGATCAGGTACTGGCTACAAAGGCGTATTCAAAGGTCTGATGGACCTGGATAGTTAAGGAGGGAATGAACAATGGCTACTTATAATCGTACTGTTACGGGCGGTGGCACTGTTGGACATCCTTCCAATGCTGCTGTTCCATATGTTGTTACGTCCCCCGTTTGGGATACTGCTGACGGCGGTACTGGTGGTGACATCGTTCAATTGATCGACGTTCCTGCCGATACCATGATTGTTGCTGGGTGTCTAGAAGTTCTAGAAGCCCGTGGTAACGCTCAGATTACTGTAGATGTGGGATTTACTGGTGGTGATGTAGACTGTTTTATTGACGGTTCTGTTGTTGCTGCTGGTTTTACTCCATTTCTAGAAGCTGCCGTAGGTGCATCTGGTGCTAATGCACGGATGCTGACAAGTGCTGACACTATTGATGCTCTTATTCTTGATGCTGGGTCATCTGGTGAAAGTGCGTTACGTTTCCGTATTCACGTTGTTATGGTTGACGTTTCTGTTAACCCTGTTGAATCGGCTACGGTGTCTACTGGCACGTAATCTTTAACTACAGTTTCGTGGGGTATCTGCAAAAACCCCACACCTTTCTTGTATTGTATTGTTTTGTATGAAAGGAAACAAAATGTACTTTTTTAGAATACTTAATGCTGACGAAATCAAAACTTGTACTGAAAAGCTAAAAGATTATCATGCTTTCAGTGATGGAAAGAAAACACAACCAGACTCCTCTATAAAGAGTAACACTGAGTCGATTAACATACCAGACGAAGTGCGAAAGATCATTACAGATAAGCTGTATGACACACACTTCATGGACACAGTATACTGTCCTAATCGTGTGTCGGTGAACTTCTATAATCAGTATGTAAAAGACGATCATTACGATATACATGTAGATGAGTTTAAAGCTAGACCTAAATCAAATAACACCTTCTTCGATTATGGTTTTAGTGTAAATCTACTGGACGAATATGAAGGTGGTGAATTTATACTTCAAACACCGATGGGTCAGATAGCAAAGAGACTAGAAGCTGGAGAGATTGCATTATTTCCAATCATATATCCTCACGGTGTAGGTAACGTTACGAGTGGTAAAAGAGTCAATATCATAGGCTGGATGTCAACTAACATTTCATACGAACAATCATTCATACTGTATAATCTGTTTCAAATAGGACAGGCAGCTGCAGCTGACACAACCACGTTTACCAAAGTCAATCTAGTTCAAAACTATCTAAAAAAAGAATGGAGCAAATAAAATGCCAATTAAAATTGTACCTACAGATGCTGGAACACAAGTGGACACTTTCAAAGAACTAAAGAAAAAAGGAAGTGGCAGAACTGTTTCTGATGCAGATGTTAAACAAATTATGAAAGAATTTAATCTGAATAAAAAAGAAGCAAAAGCTTTTGCTGAAAGTTTAATGAGAGCAGAGAGAGCAGAAGAAGGTGAATCTGAAATTATGAAGGGTAAACAATCTGGCGGCATGGTGGGCAAAGCCGACATGTCAGCAAAGAAAACCTCTGCACCAAAGAAAAAGAAGATGCCGCAATACTACATGGGTGGCGGTACTATCAAGAAAGGTAAACCTTACTCTTACGGTGGTCGTGTAGCTAAGTACAAGGAATAGACGATATGACTAGACCTAGAGGTAGAATGAAAGGTGAGTCAGATTTAAGTTATGCCATAGCCATGCTTAATTTTCATAAACACCCTATGAATCGTAGGATGGAAGGTGATAATAGTCGTGTTAAAGCTGCTGAAAAAAGAGTGCTTGAGTTAGGTGGTAAAGAAGCTCTGTATGGAATTCAAGCAAGAGAGCAAGCTAGAAGACAGGCTATAAGAAACAAAAGGTCACAACTTGCACCACGTAAAGGTCTGGTGCAACGTATGCCACAAAGACCAACAGATACACAAATTAAACAAAATCAACATAATAGAAAAATGGCAGAATTAGCAGGAATAGACACAAGTTCTGCAATAGCTCAATCTAGAAAAAAAGTAAAAAGACAACCTTCTGTAACTTCACAATACCGTGGTGGATCAGGTAAGAAAAAGTACAATCAAGCAGCTTACTTCGCAGGTCTAGGCGTTAATCCTAACACAAAACAAAATCAAGGTATATACAAACCATACGCTAATGGTGGTGGTGTTCGTAAACCAAAGTACAAGGAATAATCATGGCGACATTCTTACAGCTTACCAATCGTGTTCTTAACGAACTAAACGAAGTAGAACTTACATCTGCTAACTTTAGCTCATCCAGAGGCGTACAGACTATGGTTAAAAATGTCGTGAACAAATCTATTCATGACATATATAACTCTGAGGTAGAGTGGTCATACCTGTATACTGCAAAAAACCAAGTCACAACTGCAGGTACACGACAGTATGACTACCCTACTGATGCACGAAAAGTAAACTTTAATTCTTTTGTGTTAACTCCTAAAGACCTTATCACCAACGGAGATTTTACTGCGAACATTACAAGCTGGACTACAGTATCCGGTAGTCCTGCTCAGACTTCCGCAACAGGCAACGGTGCGCTACGTCTTAATGCAGCTGAAGTGACACAGGCTATTAGCACGGTGGTCAATACGGAGTACGTAGTGCGTACGCGAACTGTAGGTGGAGACATTACACTAAAGATAGGTACTTCATCTGGTGGAACGCAGATATCAAGTACAACATTAAGTATTGACAACCTTGGTGATGGAGAGTATAATACTACTAAGTTTACTGCTACGGCTACGACCACGTATATTGGTTTAGCCAACTCTGCTTCAGCTAACTACGATGTAGACAGCATTGAGGTAGTAGAGAACATGCAGCCACAACGTCTAGTCTACCTATCTTACAATGAGTGGTTAGATACACACAGTGAAAGTGATCTAAACGTAACTCAATCCAGCCAATTCGGCATACCTCGCTACGTATACCGTGATCCTTCTAACGGCAGTTTTGGTCTTAGTCCTATACCTGATAAAAGCACATACAACATTGCATTTGATTATTACGCTACACACACTGATCTTGACGCACACGGTGATACACCTACTCTTCCTACACGGTTTCATGACATCGTTGTTAATCGCGCAAAGTACTATGCGTACATGATGAGAGCGAACATGGCTGGCGCACAACTGGCAGACAAAGACTACATAGAGGGTATCAAGCGTATGCGTGTAGAACTGATCAATCATCAGAACTACTTTTATCCTGCAGGTATCGCAGGTAACACTCGTAACTTTGTTGGAGTCAATACTTAATGGCCGACATTACCGCACCAGAGTACATATCACCATATGTTGTTACAACGTCAGGTGGTTTGGTACTAGATAGGGATGTGTATACCATGCCTGTCGGTGCTGCTTCGATATTGCAAAACTTTGAACCGTCAGTGCGAGGTGGATATCGTAGATTAAGTGGCACAGCTAAGTTTTCTGCTACACAGGTAGGTAGCTCATCTAGCACTATTCTTGGTGTAGCCGTATTTAATAGTGGAGTAGTTGCTGCACAGAGTACGAATGTGTATTTTGGTACGGGTAGTTCTTGGACGAGTATTGATTCAGGACGCACTAGTGCAGGACGTTATCGGTTTGAGAAATATAACTTTAGCACTAACGAAGAACGTCTGATATTTGCTGACGGTGCAAATGCTGCTAGCGTGTACAATGGTACTACTGTTTTAGATATTAAAGGTGCAACAACTATATCCACTACAGGTTCCGCATCTAACAGTTCAACATCTTTATCCGTATCTAGCGCAGCTGGTATCATGGAAGGAATGTACATAGGTGGTACAAATATAGGTTCAGGTGCAAAAGTATCTTCTATATCTGGAACTACAATTACTATGTCCGTTGCAACAACAGGAACAATAAGCAGCGGGTCTGTTACATTTGCAGGTCTTGGCACTGCACCTACTAATCCTAGTATGGTTACAGCTTTTAAGAACCACATGTTCTATGCTGGTATGAGTGCAGAACCTAACACAATCGTTTTTTCTGCCATAGGTGATGAAAACGATTTTACCCCATCTAACGGCGCAGGTTCACTTAATGTTGATAGCACCATCATAGCTCTAAAATCTTTCCGTGGTGAACTGATTATATTCTGTGAAGACCGTATCTACAAACTTGCTGGTAACGCACTAGCTGACTTTACAATAGCACCTATCTCTCGTAATGTTGGTTGTTCAGATGCGTTCAGTATTCAGGAAATAGGTGGTGACGTTATCTTTCTTGCACCTGACGGTCTACGCACCATTGCCGGTACTGCACGTATCGGTGACGTAGAATTAGGCACAGTATCTAAGCAGATACAGGCACGTATTAGTGACATTGGTTTTACAAATATATCTTCAGTTGTGATACGTGATAAAAGCCAATATCGTTTATTTTATCCTAGTGGTGGTTTAGAAAGCGCAGAGAAAGGTATTATTGGTGTACTAAAGTCTAATCCTTCAGGACAGATTGGTTGGGAGTACAGTGATATACGTGGTATTAAACCTTCTTGTTGTGACTCAGGATTTATTAGCGGTGTAGAAAAAGTAATACACGGCGGCTTTGATGGATATGTGTATCTACAAGAATCAGGCAACACCTTCAACGGCACCGCCATGAAAGCAATCTACCGCTCACCCGATCTGACAATGGGTGACGCTGGCATACGAAAGAACATGCAACGCATTAACGTTAACTACGATCCTGAAGGCTCGGTTAATGCTAGTCTGTTTGTTAAGTACGACTTTGAGGATGCAGGAACACCACAACCAAGTGCATACACTCTAAGCACTGCAGACACTGCAGCAGTGTACGACAACGCTGGCACATTATACGATTCAGCAGTTTACGATGCAGAGGGTATGCCTATCGTACGTCAATCAGTAGAGGGTAGCGGCTTTACAGTAGTGATACGTCTTGAGGATGAAAGTAGTAATCCTCCAATAACATTAAAAGGATTTGAATTAGAATTTACACCGGGAGCGAGAATGTAACATGGGGACTAATTACACAAGACAAAGCAGTTACTCGTCTGGCGACACTATTACCGCTGCACATAGTAACAACGAGTTTGACAGGCTAGAGTCTGCTTTTAGCACTTCTGGTCATTCACATGATGGAACAGAAGGTGAGGGAGGAGCGATAACAAAGCTGACTGCTAACTGTACTGTTCCAGATAATGTAAATTTAATATTTGGTACTAACTCAGATGTGTCTGTTCAGTACGATGAGACTACTACTGACTCACTGCGAATTGCAGCAGCAGAAGGTGCGGCACTGGCTGTAACATTTGCAGCTGACGAAGGTGATGACGCCGGTGACGAATGGAAACTGAACATTGCTGATGGTGGTGTACTTACACTTGGTAATGACATCAATAGTGCAGGTACGTACGTAACGCACCTAACGCTTACACCTAACGCTACTGTAGCTAACTCTACTGCAGCGTTTGCAGGTAACGTCACTGTAGCAGGTGATCTGACAATATCTGGTGACGACCTTACAATGGGTACGAATACGTCTGGACACGTTCTCGTTGCAGATGGCACCAACTTTAATCCTGTTGCACTGTCCGGTGACGTAACAGTAGCTGCTAACGGCGCAGTAACTATCGCTAATGGCGCGGTAGAAAATGCAATGCTAGCTGACGATGCAGTAGGTGCAGATGAGTTAGCAGCTAACGCTGTAGTAACTGCTTCTATTGTTGATGATAATGTTACTCAGGCTAAAATAGCTGACGATGCGGTAGGTGCAGATCAGCTTGCTGCTAACGCCGTAGTAGATGCCAGTGTGGCTTCCAGTGCAAATATTGCTGTATCTAAAACTGCACTTACAGCAGGTACGAATATTTCTCTCTCTACAAACACACTTAACGTTGACGATGCGTTTCTCATTAACAGCGGTGATGACACAACAAGCGGTGTAATTACTTCAGCTGGTTACAAGCTCAACGTAGGTGCTGGCAGTGGTGACGTAACTACGCAATTTCAACAGGGCGGCACAACTCTGTTTACTGTGGGTATTGACGATTCTGATAGTGAAAAATTTAAAATACATTCAAGCACGGCTTTAGCAGATACCAGTGATTTTGAAATTACATCTGCAGGTGTTGTGTCACTAGGTAGTGATCTTAACGTTGCTGGTAATACCATACTTACAGGTAATCTCACGGTTAATGGTACAACTACTACAGTTAATACTGCAACACTGGGAGTAGTAGACCCAATCATTCATCTTCAAACAGCTGCTGATGGTGGTGCGCTAGGATCAGATACAAATAAAGATGTCGGTATCGTAATGCAGTATCATAACGGTAGTGCAGCAAAGAACGCTTTTCTTGGTTGGGATGACTCAGCAGGTAAACTTACATTTGTACCAGATGCCTCACTATCTAGTGAAGTTGTATCCGGTTCTGTTGGAACCATTGTTGCTAATCTTGAAGGTAACGTAACTGGCACTGCAGCTACTGTTACTGGAGCAGCACAAAGCAACATTACCTCACTTGGCACACTCACTACGCTCACTGTAGATAGTATCAGAATTGATGGTACAAACATTGGACACACTTCTGACACTGATGCTATGGCTATATCTTCTGGTGGTGTAGTTACGTTTAGTCAAGTACCATTATTTCCTGCTGATACAATCGAAACAGCAGACATACAAGCAGACGCTGTAACTGGTGCCAAAATAGCAGATGACGCTATCGACTCAGAACACTATACAGATGGTAGTATTGATCTGGCCCACATATCTACGGCAGCTAAAACTGAAGTTATTGCGATTGCGTGTGGTGATGAAACAACAGCAACAGCAGCAGCAACAGCCGTTGTTACATTTCATATGCCTTATGCTTTTTATCTTACAGGAATAAAAGCGGGAGTAACCACAGCGCCTGTGGGTTCAGTCTTAACTGTTGATCTAAATGAGGCAGGTTCTACCTGTCTAACAACAAAACTTACTATTGATGCAGGTGAAAAGACTAGCGCCACTGCAGCCACTGCTGCCGTGATAGGCGGGGCTGGTCCTGCGTTAGCTGCAGATGCACTAATGACAATTGATGTCGATGGTGTTGGTTCCAGTACTGCTGGAGCCGGTCTTAAAGTTTATCTTATAGGATATCAAACGTAATATGTTTATAATTAATCCTTATATATTTGGTTCAGGCTATACCATCGAAAACGCTATCTGGCTGGATGGCTCCGCTGATTATTTATCACATACGTTTGGCACAGCAGGGAACAGGAAGACATGGACGTTCTCAACGTGGGCCAAACGCGCAGACACTTGGGCTAACATCACGATATTCGCCCAGGGCGATTATAATGGAGACTACACCTCTTTATATTTTGATGGTGATGAAAAACTCTATTATAATGATTATGGAGGGGTAAGTGGAAATAGAAACACCCTTCTTAAAACCGATGGAGTTTTGCGTGATCCTACGGCCTGGTATCATTTTGTCTTAATAAACGACACCACTAGCGCCGTCAGTACGGCGACAGACCGTTCTCAAATTTGGATCAACGGTGTGCGAATGGCGCAATCTTACATATCCTCTAAAATTCCAGCCCAAGATGCTACCTCAACGCTAAACACAGCCAGTGCGATCAATATTGGTCGCTATCCATCTAATGATCCAGGCAATACTTATAAAGGCTACTTAGCCGAAACGATCTTTGTAGATGGCACCGCACATAGTGCGACTGATTTTGGTGAGTATGATAACAACGGCGTATGGGTGCCAAAAGACCCTAGTACAAATATAGATGATTTTGGAACAAACGGTTTTCACCTAAAGTTTGATGAAACAAACTTATTGGGTAAAAGCAGCAACTCCATACTAACTCCAACTGTTTCACATTTAGGTTCACAAGCATTTACGTCAGGTACGTCTTCTAACACGGTATTTGCGGTTTCATCAGCTACTACAGGATCAGATGCATCGTTTGGAGATGCAGCGAGTAATCGTAGTATTGTTATTGCGGTTGGCGGTGCGCGGCAAACTGGTGGGGAAAGAAATGTTAGTTCTGTAGTAGTAAATGACGGTTCTAGTAATCATAATGCAACTCGCGTAATTGGGCGCCACGGTAATGATAATGCTCAAGAATTTTGGACTGTTGCTCTACCTTCTGGAACTTCAGGTACTATTACAGCAACTTTTAGCGGTTCGATGGTTCCCGCCAGTATTACTTGGTGGCGTGTACTCGACTTAGGCCAACCTATATCAACGGCTACTGTTGAACAAAATGGGTATACGTCTTTAAATATATCGACAATAGGCCAAACTGGTGATGTAACGTTCTATGCACTTCAAGATTCGGATAACGCTGTCAGCTACTCTTGGTCAGATGCCACAGAAAGGGCTGAACACATTAACATAACAGGCGCGAGTGCTCCTGCGACTAAATATAGTGCTACTGCCGCTGAGTATGTATTTACTAGTTCAGAAAGCCATACAGAAACACTTTCGCTTGGTGGCTCAGGTAACGAAGCTAGTTTTGCTGCGGTTACATTCAGTAACAACAACTCATTTACATCGAATAGTATGGC